GTGGGGGGCTCTACAGCAGAGCTATACACGACCGACGTTCACACCACCGGCCAAAGCCTCGAGACCCGCAAGGGCGAGCTGATGAAGATGATGAACGACCCGGATCCGCTGGTGCGAAAGAAGTATTGGAGCCAGCCGGTTCAGGATGAACTGCAGCGGATCCAGTCCGCAATCGTCAGGCGCCAGGCCTGATGAACGACAACGTCGTCTATATCGGCGGCAAGCATGAAACGCAGAAGGGCTCGGAGGATGGTGCTCGCACCGCCCTCCGTGGCGCCCTCCTGGAAACAATTCAATCCTTCCGTGCCGGAGACATCCGCGCTGCGGCAATCATCACGATCGAGAAGGACGGCAGCCTGACCTGGCGGATCGCCGGGCACTGCGCTGACTTCGAGATCGTCTCCGCTCTTGAGCGGACGAAGTTCGATTTAATGATGGAGGGCTGAATGGCTGTTCCGATGGTCACCCACTACGTGGGCTCAAAGCCGAAACCCGGCAAGAAGATCGTCAAGCCGAAGCCCTCCAAGAAATCTCGCTGAGACACGCGAGTTAAGCAGGCACCCCGCACCGCGGCCCTGCACATACGGCGCTCACTGAGCGACCGCTGCCCGCAAGGGCACAACCAAAAACGCAGACGTTTCGCCCCGCATTAGCGAGTGGAGCCCCCGATCGGGCACCGCTCCGCACTCGCATGCCCGCGGGCACCCGAAGCCGACGCGCAGCCAACCAACAACTCAAATCTTGAGGTACACAATGTCTGTTCCGATGCAGGCACTGTATCGCGATGAGTTCGTTGCTGCGTTCGAGCAGCGGCAGAGCTATCTCCGCGACAGTGTTACGACTGAAGCTATGGTCAAGGGCTCCTCGGCTCTCTTCCTCGTCACCGGCAAGGCCGACACGATGAAGGAACGCGGCGTTGACGGTCTCATCCCGGCCGCCAATGAAACCGACAGCCAGGTCACGATCAACCTGAAGGAAATGCACCACCGTGCAACGGTGACTGGCTTCGACATCTTCGGTGGCCAGTCCGATCGCCGGCGCATCCTCCAGGAGCGTGGCATGAAGGCTTCCAACAAGGAGATCGATGACGCCATCCTGACGGCGCTCGATGCCACCACCACCACCTACAACTCCGGCAGCGCTATCACGCTGACCTACGGAAAGCTCGTGGATGTGCTCTCTGAGCTCTACGAGAACGAGGTGGACAACGACGGCATGATCACCTGCGTGTGGTCGCCGAAGACCTACGCCCGCATCCTGACCTTCGCCCAGGCGACCTCGATTGACTACGTCAATCAGAAGCCGCTCGTCGATGGTCCGCAGCCGTTCCGCTTCCTGGGCGCGATGCACATCATGCATCCGCGTGTTCCGGGCGTCGGTACGAATGCCGCGAAGAACTTTGTCTATCACAAGGCCGCCATCGGCCACGCGATCGACAACGCGGGCATCAAGACCGACATCGGTTACAATGGCGAGCACGACTACTCTTATGCTCGCCACACCGTCTATCATGGCGCCAAGGTTCTCCAGAACTCTGGCATCATCGAAGTGACGACCGATGACACGGCCGCGTTCAGCTAATCGCCATTAAAGGAGAACTGAACAATGGCTTATGTACCCTCTGAACTTCGTCTCATTGTTGCCTCGATGGGCAACAACGGGAGCCCGCAGGTGTGGGCTCTCGACGGCGAAGATGCGCACACCGCGGCCGATGCTGCGGGCTTCGTCAGCGATGCCGCCAAGCGCGGCATGCGCGTTGGCGACGTTGTCTTCTACCGGCAGTATGCCGCAGTCTCGACCAAGGCTTCGCTGACGAACGTCACGATGCACTACGTCGCTGCGATCAGCGCTGCCGGTGCTGGCGACCTGTCGAACATCGCCTCTGTGACGATGACCAACACCGACTAACGACCACGAGGGGGAGCCAATGACGGCTCCCCCTTTTTCAACATGAGGACTGAATGAAGGCTCTCAAAGCGACTTCGATGGATCACTCGCACTACATGCGGATCCACATGACGGCGAAGGTTCCTCCCGGCACAAGCCTCGAGGATGTGACCGAGCCGACCTACTGGGCGAACCACGCCTTTCGACTGAAGCCGGGCGCCGTGATCGAGGTGGTCTCGGAGGACAATGCCCTGGACTGCGACCTGCGAGTGCTCGAGGTCGGCGCGACCTACGCCAAGGTTCGGGTGCTGCGCCATTTTGCTGAAGCCGCTGCTCCCAAGAAGCAGGCGTCGAAGCCTGATGAAAGTGTGACGGTTGACTACGGTGGCAAGTCCGACCGCTGGCGCGTTGTCCACCGCGGCGAAGTGATTAAGTCCGGTCTCCCAACGGAGATGGAAGCCGCCAAGGCGGCAGAGGAATATCGCAGCCAGATTGCTGCTTGATGAGGTGACGCACGATGGCGACGAAGCTTTCGATCTACAATGAGGCGCTGCGCGCCATCGGCGACCTTCGCCTCTCGAGTGTCTCGGAGAACGTCGAGGCGCGTTATGTCCTCGATGATGCCTGGGAAGATTGCGTCGAGTTTGTATTCACCGAGGGTCTGTGGAACTTCGCCACCAAGACCCAGGAGATCTCGGCGGACCCGGGTCAGACTGCGATCCCTGGGTTCAGTTTTGTCTTTGACAAGCCTGTAGGATGGCTCCGGACAATCACGATCGCCACCACGTCTCTCTTCGACATGGAGGCGGTCTACCGCGACGAAGGCGGCAAGATATACTCGAATTTCGACAGGCTCTACATCCGCTTCATCAGCAATGAGTTCGCTACGGATGACAGCGTGGCCGCGTGGCCGCCGACATTTGCACGCCTTGTGGCGGCTTGCCTGGCGCGCGAATGCGCGGAGCGTCTCTCCGGGAGCAGCAGCAAGGCCGAAGTTCTGGACAGTCAATACAAGGACATCCTGGCATCGGCCAAGAACAAGGACGCCTTGGACCAGTCCAAGATCATCTTCAAGCCCGGGTCTTGGAGCAGAGCAATGCGCGGCTCATCCAGCGTTCGGGATCGCGGCCCGCTTTCGGGGTTCTGATAGATGGCAAGAGCACAAGTCCCGTTCTTTGCACTGAATGCTGGCGAGGTTGGCAAGGCTGCTCTGGGTCGCGTTGACCTTGAGAAAATGCGTTTGGCGGCTGAAAGCCTGGTCAACTTCATGCCAACAGTGCTCGGGCCAATCGGCATTCGGCCCGGCCTCAAGTACCTCGGGTCCACCCAGGGAGATGCCAAATGCCGGTTTCTTCCATTCATCTTCAATGCCTCGACCACGTCGCTTCTCGAGGTTACTGCAGCCGGCATGCGGGTGCGGACGGGTGACACGCTGGTCTCCTACCCGGATCACTCCACGACAATCTTAGGTGGTAACTTCGAGGGTGTGACCGCAACCTACACCCGAGCATCAACGACTGTGACGGTGACAAAGACAGCGCATGGTCTGACGACCGGAACGCCTGTTTACCTCGACTTCACGAGTGGCGGCGCTGCGGATGGTTTCTATACCGCGACGGTAACAGGGGCCGACACATTCACGGTGACCACGTCGGCCAGCGGCACGATCACGACGTCGAATGTCACCTACTACCCAGGCTGGTCGAACCAGTCCACGACAGGCGCCGCGTTGTCGTTCGGGTCAGGAAGGGCTGTTCTTTCCTCGACTGAGTATTCCTACGCGCGAGCGCGCCAGGCCGTGACAGTGGCTGCAGCCGATCAGGCGAAGCGGCATTGCGTCAAGATCACCGTCGCCCGCGGCCCCGTGATCTTCCGGATCGGTAGCACTGGCGGGGGCTCTGAGATCATCAGCAACCAGACGCTTGACGAGGGAACGCACTTCATCGCCTTCACGCCTGGCGCCGGAACGATCTACCTTGAGATCGAGGCGATCAACGAGGGGCGTGCCGATCGATATGTCAGCGATTGCACTTTCTACAAGAATGCCGATCTGCTGGTTCCGACGCCGTGGGCGGAAGTTGATCTCCCCAGCATCCGGTACGCACAGAGCGGTTCTGTTCTGTTCATCGCTTGCAGCGGCTACCAGCAGCACAAGATCGAGCGCCGTGGCGCCAACTCCTGGAGTATCGCCAAATACTACAGCAATGCAGGACCCTACCTTGGCTACTCGTCGCGCAAGGAAAAGCTGAAGCCGTCTGGGGTTGTGGGTGACGTCACGATCACCGCAGATCAGCCATATTTTAAGGCTGGTATGGTGGGCTCGACGTTCGAGATCACCCACCCCCGTCAGCAGCCATCGATCATTTTTACGGGTGAAGATCAGTATTCTGATTTCATTCGAGTGACCGGGGTTGGTACGCAGGACAGAAGGTTCACTGTTACAATATCCTATGGTTCAGGCGCTTCCGGCACCGTGACGCTTGAGCGTGCTTATGGTGTGCCCGAAGGTTGGACAAGCTACAAAACCTATATCACTAATCAAGCAGCCGCGGCTGTTGATGACAGTGTGGCAAGTAGTAGTGATCCTTCATCCAACAATCTCGTCGTCTACTATCGCCTCGCAGCCCGCCCAGGCAGTTCAGTCGTTGGTCCCATCACGGCATCTCTGAACTATTCCGGTGGCAACCGGACGGGGATCTTCCGCATCACAGGTGTGACGAACAGCACATCGGCGACGGCCGAGGTCATCAAGCAGCTGGGTGATACTGACTACACCGACGACTGGCGCGAGGGGGCCTGGTCAGACGCCCAGAGCTGGCCGTCATCGGTGGCCTTCCATGACGGCCGGATCTGGTGGGCTGGCCTCGACAAGGTCTACGGGTCGGTGTCTGACGACTATTACAACTACGACCCAGCGACCGAAGGTGATGCCGGGCCCATTGTCCGGTCCGTCGCCACCGGCCCTGTCGAGGGCATCGGCTGGATGCTGCCCCTCCAGCGCCTGGTCGTTGGCACGGCCTCGGCCGAGGTCTCGATCCGCTCGAGCTCCTTCGACGAGCCACTCACCCCCACAGCCTTCACAGCCCGCAATGCCTCGACCGTGGGCAGCTCGCCCGTCCAGGCAATTGCAGTGGATAGTGCAGGCATTTTTGTGCAGCGCAACAAGTCCAAGATCTTCGAACTGGTTTACGACGTCGAGATCAACGACTACGGCGCCAGGGAACTGACCCGCCTGAACCAGCAGATCTGCAAGCCGGGTGTCGTGCAAATTGCAGTACAGCGTCAGCCCGACACCCGGGTATTTTTCATCAAGGAAGACGGCACGGCTGCAATGCTGCTCTACGATCGCGCCGATGCCGTCGTGGGATGGTGCCGCATCGAGACCGATGGCCAGTTCGAGAACGTCGCCATCCTTCCGACAGGTGACGACGACAACGTGTATTTCGTGGTGAAGCGCACGATCAATGGCGTGACCAAGCGTTACGTCGAGAAGTTTGCATCGACGGCCGAGCTGCAGGGCGGTGATGACACCTACATCGTGGACAGTGCCGTGAAGTTCGTGGCGCCATCGACGCCAACGACCACCATCACCGGCCTCACTCATCTCGTCGGCAAGCAGGTTGTGATCAGCTACCCGCGCTTCTCATCCTTCGACAACGATGCCTTCCAGGATGGCGGCTTCCAGTTGAGCGATGAGAATGCCACAGATCCCAGCACCCTCTACACTGTCGATGGTGCCGGCCAGATCACACTGGGCTTCCCGGTCCAAGAGGTCGTTGTCGGCCTGCCATACCGGGCCCGCTTCAAGTCGGTCAAGCTGGCGTATGGCTCAACAGCTGGCACGGCCCTGACACAGAAGAAGAGGGTCGATCACCTGGCGCTCATCGGGCTCAACACTGGGCCTGACGGTCTCCGGATCGGCCGTGATTTCGACACGATGACAAAGCTGTCCAGCATCTTCAAGGGAAGGGTGCTCGATCCCTACGAAGTCGTCGAGGACTGGGACTACGAGGCGACCTCATTCAACGGCAAGTTCGACACGGACAGCCGGGTGTGCATCGAGGCGTCGTCTCCCTATCCGGCGACCATCTGCGGGCTCGTCATCCACATGCAGAACAATGATCGAGGTTAGAGATCTCGACGCCCAGGAGATGCACCGCTTCTATGGGCAACACCTGTTCCAACCATTGAAGGGCTACGCCGCCAGGCGCGGCGTCAGGACGGTAGCCCTCGGCGGGCTCACCGTTGGAGAGGATGGCCGGGTGTGGGGCTTTATCGACTTCCGCCCGGGCTACAGGCTCAAGGCAATCTACAAATACATGCGCAAGATCCTGGACTGGGCGGTCGCCAACGACCTGCCAGAGATCTGGGTCTCGCGCGACACGTCTCTCGATACGTCCGAGCGGCTGCTGACCCGAGCCGGGTTCGAGCTCGCGGACTGGCAGATGGATGGTTTCGAAATCTGGGTCTGGCGAAATCAGAAGGTGAAGAAGAATGGCTGATCCCATTACGTTGATGGCGGCGATTTCCGCCGGTACGGCACTGGCCTCTGGCGGCATTGCCGCGGCTGGCACGATCGCTCAAGGCAATGCAGCCTATGAGGCAGCGAAGGCCGAGCAGAAGCAGCTGGCGCGACTGGCCTCCGAGGAGATGGCGGTTGCGACCCGTGACGCGGGCAGCAAGGCCAAGGAAGCCCGGCTGCTGCAGAGCAGGGGCCAGACGGTGGCGGCGTCTTCTGGTGGCATGGCGACCGACAACACGGTCCTCGAGCTGATGGGCGACATAGCCAAGGACGCCAACGTCCAGACCCGCGATGTGCTGCGCACCGGCCAGGTGAAGTCAGACGACCTGATGTACCGCGGCCGTGTGGGGGTGAAGAACGCCAAGTTCAACCGTGGTCTGGCGAGGTGGTCCGCCGCCGGTCAGATGATCTCGGCCACGGGCGATGCCTTTAGCAAGTACGGGCAGGGGCTCCAGCAATCTAGCGCACCGTCGAAGTCCTGGTGGGGTTAACACAGAATGCCGAAGCTTCCAGACGCCTCTAACCTTTCCGGGGTCAATGTCGGCGCACCGCGCTCGCTGGTTGATATTCCTGTGCCTGACATTGCCGGCGCGGCAAACGCTGTGGCGCGTGGCGTCTCCGATCTCGGGCAGGGCGCTTCTATCTTCATGGACGAGCGGCGCAAGCGCTTCGCAGCCCAGGAGCGGTTCAACACGAAGATGGGTTTGCTCAAGGCCGAGGAGGCTTACGCCGAGCGCGTGCGCGATCTCGACCCCCTCGACCCGGATTATGTCGAGAAGAAGAAAGCCGTTCGCCGGGAGACCTTCGCGCCGGTCCTCTCGACGGTAAAGGATCCCGAGAACCGGCAGCGGTTCGAGGAAGAGACGCTGACCGACTACACGAACATTGGGATCCGCGCGGCCGATGAGCAGCGCTCCGCGTTCGGGAAGAAGGCAGAGATCGAGATCAGCGACTATGCTGACGGCATCCGGAAGAAGATCCGTTCGGGCGGATACAAAGGCGATGCCCTTGAAGATCTGCGCGAGACGATCGAAGACAATCAGTTCCTGACCACCCTCGAGAAGGAAACGCTCTTCAAGGAGCTCGGCAAAGGCGTCGACGCTGACCTGATCGAAGTTGAATACGAAAACGTTACGACCAAAGGAGTGTCGCTTACCCGGGAAGTTCAAGCTGCGATTTCAGCTGTCGAGAACACCGAGGGTGTTCCGTCCTGGCTGGGCGGCTATCTTGCGCGCCTTGCCACGATCGAAAGCGGCGGCGGCCGCAATATGTACAATCCCGAAAACCCCGGGGTTGTGGGTGTCTGGCAGTTTACGTCGGGCACTGCACGACAAGTTGGTCTTGATCCAAGTGACCGCATCGACGTTGCGAAGAGCACCGCTGCTGTCGTCAGGCTGACCGCCGAGAACGCATCGGTTCTCCGCAATGCGCTGGGTCGAGAGCCAACCCCCGGCGAGCTCTACCTCGCGCATCAACAGGGCGCTGGTGGCGCTGTAAAGATCCTTTCCAACCCGAACGCCCGTGCAGTTGACGTGCTGGGTAGGAAGCAGGTCGAGCTGAACTTGCCAAAGAGCATGCGCGGCCAGACGAACAACATCACCGCTGGCCAGTTTGCCCAGCTCTGGACCGGCAAGTTCGAGCGCACCGGCGGCAGAATTGACGAGACTGAGGTTCTATCGATCGTCGAACAATCCCCGGCCTATCTCCGCATGACGCCCGAGGAACAGGACAAGGTGAAGTCCAACATCCTGACCCGCACCGACAAGATCAACAAGGAGGCCGAGAAGGCCGCCAAGATCGAGCTGTCTCGTTCGAGTGTCGACTTTGCGGTGACCAACTTCGAAGACCGCAACGCTGCGGCGGCATACATCAAGAAGACAATTACCGATCCCGACACGCGAGAAGATGCCCTCGCGATGCTCAACACAGAGTACAACCGGATCGACGAGAACAAGCGCCTGGAAGAAAAGCAGCGCTTCGACAAGGTTTACGACGCCGTCGTCAATGCCGTTGACAGCGGCGACATGACGGGCGCGCTTGAGGCAATCCCGGCTGATCTCCCCGGCGAGGAGAAGATCAAGCTCCGGAAGCTGATCACCGATGGCCGCGCAGCGAGCGACGACCCCGACACTTACAACAAGATCCTGGCCCTGAAGCTGGGCACGCCACAAGAGCGCGCACAATTCGCTGACCTCGACCTGCGCCCTTACATCGGACAGCTGAAGCCGAGCACGATCGAAGCGCTCTCTAAAGACCAGGAGGCGATGAAGAAGACAATCACCCAGACCGGCAAGGCTCCGACGTTCGAGACGGCCGCAGCGGCTCTCGATCAGCGCATGCGCGAGCTCGGTATCGACATCAGCGACAAGGCCCAGCCAGGCGATCTCCAGACGGTGCGGGCGATCCGACGCCTGATGGCCGAGAACACACAGGCTGCCATAGACCGGGCGGGCCGGGATCTGACACCGCTCGAGGTGGAGAAGGTCATGGACGAGACCTTCATGCAATTCAGGGGTCGAAAGCCTTGGGAGATCATCGGCGGGACTGGATTGGGTTGGGGCACAGAAGACGCGACGTTCACTATCAAGGACGTCGTCAACAAATACGCCGCCGAGGAGGAGCGCCTCGGCATGTCACCGGGCGACCTGATCAACGAGGCAATCGCGGACTTCCAGACAGCCGATCCGACCTTCATCGTCACGGGTGAAGCATTGAACGAGTGGCTTAAGCGCAAGATTGATGGGGCGGCGCAGTAATGAACGAGAACACGATCAGCATCGCCTCGGAAATCGTCAAGGCGAAGAACGAGCCCGTCGCTGCGTCGAGCAGCATAGCCTCTCAGATCCTGGCCGAGCAGAAGCGCCGGCGCGAGATCGAGGGCAAGCTTGCCGAAGACCAGAACAAGCGCATCGCCCCGGAGCTGCAGGCGGAGGCAATCCCGCTTGCCAAGGCCAACAGCCTGCCGATCGACGTTGCGCGCCGGAACCTTGACGTCCTGAAGGCCGAGCAACCCCAGCCGGATCTGGACAAGGCCAAGACTGACGCTCCCTCCTACGGCAAGGTTTTGCAGGACAACGCGCACGGGCCTATCGCCCAGTCTGCCGTTTCCGAGATGCCTTATTTCGAACGTGTGCTCCGGTCTTACGGCCAGGCGTTCTCCTCCGGGTTCGAGGATCTCGAGGCCTCCGACATCGG